CCGTACTCAAAGTTAATCTTACGAATCAATTCTATGCCGTCAAAAGACGAACCTATAATATTAAGGTCAACAAATACACAGTCAGGCTTCTCTTCCATAGGGCCTTCCTGAAACCACCTCTTAAATAGTTTATCAGCTTCATCAGAAGAAGTTAAACTCTGCAAACTTAAAGTAATGTCTAAAAGACTGCAGGAGTCTTCAAACACTAGGTGGAATAAGTCTTCATCGTCTACAAGTAATATTGAGTCTATCATTTTATTTTTATCTTAAGTTTAGTTCCTGATTCTAGTTTCTCTGCAAATACTTCAAACTTATGCTCTTCCATAATTGCAGTACATATATTTAGTCCAAGACCTGTTCCTGTTTCTTTCTGCCCTTCTTTTCTTTTATAGGGCTGAGACCACTGGATTAAGTCTTCTTGAGACATTCCCCTACCGTTGTCTTGAATGATTAGGTAATCTCCCTCTACAAAGATACGCACTAACTTAGTACCTGAATCGTTGTACTTGAGTCCGTTCCTAATAAGGTTGTCTACAGCTGTACAAAACAAAGACTCGTTAACTTCAATCTCTGGTAACTCTTCTATAACTACTTGTTTCTCATAGGAGGTAGAAGACAAGTAGCTGTGTAGGATATCTTTAAGGTTGTGTAACTTAAGTTCTAGGTGAGCATCTTGCTTAACCAAGTTAGTAAATTCTTTAACTCCATTATACACCTTTTGAGTATGAGTCAACCCTTCCTCTATCATTCTTAGCGGAGCGTCTATCTTTAACTCTTTAATCTGCTCTTCAGTCAGTCTTCTCTTTAGGGAAGAAAGTCCACGAGGAATGTAAGTGTTGATTCCAGAGTGCATGTCATGTCTTAAAATCTTTGCAGCGTGTTCTAAGTAAGAATTTTTCTTAGCAATCTCTGCTTCAATCTTTTTCTTCTCAGTAATCTCAGTAGCAATTAAAAGGATTTTGTAAACCTCTCCGTAGGGATCTTTGATAGGGTTAAAGTTCCCGTACAGCCAAACTCCATTACAGTTATACTCGCCTTGTTTAAAGTAACCTATCCTTAAGTGTGTCCAGAACTCCTTCCACTCTTTCATAGGAGAATCGTCTACATCTCTGTGACTTGTTATTTCTCCAAAGAGTTTCTTAAATTTAGCGTTAGCATTAAGTATCTCTCCGTAAGTATCAAACTCTACCAGTATATTACTAGAGTTAATTGCATGAAAGGTAGCGTCAATGCTTTGAAACTTATACCTAGCCTTCCTGACAAACTCAATACAACCAAAGAAAAAGAATGGTAAGAAAGCTACTACTAACCAAAACTCTAAGATTGCCTTTTCGTAATCTAACGAGTTGTACTTTAGTACAACTGTAGACTTAGTATAAAGTAGACAAAGCATGAGTATGCCCGCTACTACTATACTTATTCTAGCTCTTGTGCTTAACTGCATACATTATAAGATAAAGCTAAAGATAGCAAGAATAGACATACCTAAGAATCCGTACTTGTACATCTTCATCTCAAGATTCTTGCGGTCTATCACACGATTAAGTCTAGTGACTTCTATCTTAGACGTTTCTACCATTTGTTGATAAGTAGGAACAATAGAATCCCTATACAAATTAATTTGCTGACTGTCTAAATGAATTACGTTCTTAAGAACAACTACTCTCTCTCTGGCTTTGATACCTTTGAGGAATTCGTTATTCAACTCCTTTAGCGGTAAGCTGTCTAGAGATTGTGAGTAAGAACTTTGTGCCGTCAATATCAGGCATAGTGTCAAGAGCAATCTGAATAGTGTCATACTTGAGGTTGATTTTTTCATAGTAACTAAATTGTTCATGTTTAAGTGTAGATAAAGAATCTACCCTACTGAGGAAACTTTCGTTGCGTTTCTCCATAGAGTCCATGTAAGACATAAACTTCTCTTCACTACCGCTACTTAAGCTTTGTCTTTCCCATAACAAAAAAGCTACTGTGATTAGTAGTAGCCCTATAACAATAACTTCAATCTTGTTTTTCATTTACTTTATGTTGGTCGATTTTATCTAAGATTAACTGCAGTAACTCATTCTTTATGAACCCTGCCCTAGCTGCGTTCTTGAGTGCACTTATAAGCTGAAAGAGAATGAAGGGAGCACAGATAGTCTCACTGAGCCAGAAAGTACCCTCAAAGCCCTTCTCAATCATTAAGATACCTGTAAGCATAAATACCCACACCATTAAAGTTTTAAGCACGCTCAGAGCTTTATGTGTCTTAAAGCCTTCCATCTTAGTTCCTGCCCATACCCCAAAGAATCCATCTATAAACACAACAGCAACTACAGCTAAGTACTGTTCAGCATTATCTGCTCCTAGATTAAGGAAATAAGTTCCTAAGAAAGCTAAGAGAGTTGTACCTGTGTATAAGAGGAAAGAGGTCTTCATTATTCAGTAGGTGGGAATGGTGGTGGTGTATATTCAATGCGTTCAAGTTGGTCAAGTTGGTCGTGAATTTCAGCAAAATTAGAATCATTCAAAACCTCTAATCCTACTATCCATCTATCGCTACCGTCTTTGACAAATAGTAACTCACTTGAATTGTGCATATATCCATTTAATGCTTTATATTGTTCTGTGTTGGGGTGTAGTACAATTATCATAAGGCGGATTTATAAGTATTATAAGCGTTTACAAAATCGGTATTTTCAGCAACCAATGAAGCACCCATCGCATAAGCGGAGGCGGTGTGTAAGGCATACGCACTACTTGCCCTTAATACAAATTGATTGGAATTCAATATACTCGTTGATGTTTGAACACCCGTTGTTCCGACTGTGCCATTGTATAAATCAATGCTTGTGGATGATGTTCTATGTATAGATTTAGGATTAATTACGGCGGTGTAATCAAATGAAGGAACAACAACACTACCACCCGCGTTTATTGTTTGCCCACTGAAAAAAGATCTTCGCATTGTATTTGGACCTGTTACCGTTGTCCCGTCCATTCTACCCGTACTATTAAAGGCGTGGGGAAAAAAGTATCTTGAAGCGTCATTCAATGTATAATTTACACCACTCGTTGACGGGTTAAAATTGGTATCAACATAACTACTTGTGCCATTACCTTCAAAACCTACATTTGTTGTAAATGTAGGACTATTTACTGCGGTATATTGGGTTAACCTAATCCAATCAATTAACGCAAAATCACTATTCCCATCCGTAGCAAAAACCGCAAAAGTATCTAACTTACTCCAAATACCACCCGCCTTCAAATCTACAACCAACTGATTTTGCAAAGTTTGTTGCCCCGCACTTGGAAGCGTATAACCTTGCGTAGTGGCGTAGGATAATACCGCTTGATAATCCGCATCAAATGATGCACCCCCACTACTAGGAGGTCTTCTATCTACCCCTATACCAATACCAATCATTACTTATAGGCAATTACACTACCTGAAGAGATAGCAAATCCTGTAATCACTCCTCCAGGAAGAAATGCTCCTTGCTTGAAGGTGATAGTACTCATACCATTGTTAGACAACTCAGAAACACCATTGACAAGAAATTCTGTGAATACAGTATCTTCTTGTACTACTAGTGCACTGTAGCGTACGTTTGATACAGTACCTGTACCGTGGCGTTTAAAGCCTCCAGAGCCTACAGAAAGTCCAGTGTGTGCTGAAATCGCTCTCAAGCGTTTTCCTTGTTCGTTTACTTGTTGATAATTATCCATTTTTTTTTCGTTATTAAAACCGACTTGCGTCCGACATTACAAAGTTAATTTTAATTGTTGTTTTGTCAAGTAGTTTATTCAGGTGGTATGTGTCCATTGTTTTGTCTAAGTAATGCTTTATCGTCTGCGTCAAGATTCTGGATGCTATCATAATACCTTCTTATTTCAGGGTATTGTTGCATTTGAGCTCTCTTAACACCTTCTAAATAAGCCTTTCCTTCTTCTTCTACTTTACCTGATTTTGAGCTTATTTGGAATTTAGGACTCGAATAGCCAGTTACAGCTTCTACAAGTTCATCAATACTTTTCTTAGAGTCTCTTCCGTACTTCTGAGCCACTCGTTTATTTTCTTCAAACTTTCTTATATACTGATAACCTTCTCTATAAGATAATAGCTGATCTCTTTCTTTTTGAAGTTTTGTTAACTCAGTAACCCATTCTTTTTTGTTTTGAGCATTAGCTGTATTTGCTAAGAAACTTTTTAAAGCTTCAGTTTGTACAACTTGTTTTCCTTCTGGAGTATCTATTATCCTAGTATTTTCTGCAATAAATTGAATATCAGATGGACTTTTTTCATTCCACATACTCATAATTTTATCTACTCTAGCATTAATAATATTCAAACGACCAGTAGGATTAGTTAATCCTGGGGCAGGACTAAATGCTACTTGCTGAACAAGTTTGTTTTTAAAGTCCAAAGACTTAAGACCGACCTCAACACCAGTAACTTTACTAAGTCCAACAAAGAATTTGTTTTTACCTTCATTGCCTGGTACTTGCGGATAAGGTAATCTATAACCTTCTCCTCCCGCAGACATTTCATAGTAAGGTTCATTAAATACATCTCCTAACGTACCTTTACCTTGAAACCAACTTAGAGCACCTCTAGGTACACTAGCTGCGTATTCTCCTAATATTCCGTACCCATCTAGAATTTTATCTACTGTGTTAATTTGTTGACCGTATAAGATTGTTCCTGCAACACGCATAGCACTTTTTGCAAATCCTTTTTCTTCATAAGGTTTTTTCAATGGGTCAGTTTTAATTTTATTATACTGAATCAATGGTGCATATACTGGGTTTAAAGAACCTGCCGTTTCGTCAAATGCTCCTAAAGTTAGAATACCTAAAAGGTATTTAAACCAATCTTCATCTTCCTCATCGTCTCCTTTTCCTTTAAGTGCTTCCATAGCAACATTTACCATGTAATAACTTGTTAAGTATAGTAGAGTAGCATTAGCCATGTTGTATCCTACACGAACAGTTGCTTCTCTTTCTCTCTCAGTAAACTCATAGTCCATTGCAATACTTGCTCCTTGAGTTCTTAGTCCTAAAACAGAACGTCTCATAGCCCCAATAAAAGTTGAGTACATACCTTGATCTATTCTTCCAGTAGTTATAGAAAACTTCTTACCCCCGTACATATTACTTGCCTGTGGGAAGAACCAAGACTTCATCGTCATTAAAGCTTTAAGCCAGACTACACTTTGATAATATGGTGCTCCTTTTTTGAAATAAGCACCTTGGGTAGCAGTATAAAGCTGAAAGATTTGGTCTCTTACTTCTCTTTCTACTTCTTGAAGTTTTTGAATTTGCTTGGCAATAAATACTTCTTCTGCTTTAATTGAAACTCCAAACTTAGAATCTATCTCTTTTGCTAGTTGTACTTTTTTAACAGGACTCAACTGATTTGAATTTGCTACTCCATTATCAGATAAGTATTTTAAAATGTAATCATTTCTCTCTCCTACTAGTTGCTTTAGTTTTGTTCTATTTATTCCAAACACTCCATCTTTAGGTACTAGTACACCATCGATGTAGTCATAAGCGTCTGAGAGTTTAATCTTATATCCTGCAGGTGTATT